CAACTATTAGATATTCTGACCAGAACAAGCAAATCCAAGAAACCATTAAAGTAATGGCAGAAGAGTGTTTGAAACTTCAAAAAGTTGCTGAAAGTACGGGATCGTAAAATTACGCCCAACGGTTTCGGGCTTGGCGTTAGTGCCACCTTGCACGAACTTTAAATTTAGCACTAAACTATCTGGTGGCATTACGCCAAACCCGTGTTATAGGATAGTTTTATTTTTTGTGGGTTGGCTTAACGAAATTTAATTATGAGCAGATTTGCTGAATTACTCGAAAAAAGAAAGAACCTTGAAGCTGATATGTTTGAGGAAGAAGAATTGATACAATTATCTAAAAACTTACCAAAAGAAGAATTGGATAAGATAGACCCTGAATTACTTACTTATTCAAATAGCAAAAGATTAGATAGTATAATGTCACTTCTTGATAAGTTGGATGATGTCATTGAGCGTGGGAAAAAATAAAATTTCCTATAACGATCCTCGGCTTTGCGAAGGGCAAGGATTAGAATTACAAATTTTCAATAAACCACAAAAGATGATTAGAAATACAAATGTTGATGTTACCAATAAAGCCTTGCCTTTTGCAAAACCGATGTTATAAGCTGGCTGCGGTTAATCAAACGGAAACTTAAATCGAAGCAATAAACAAAAGAATTTAAAAAAAAGAAGTGATGGAAATAAATAAAATATACAACGAAAATTGCCTTGAAACAATGGCTAAAATGCCTGATAATTTCATTGACTTAACTGTTACTTCCCCACCTTATGATGGGTTAAGAACATATAACGGATATTCGTTTCCGTTTGAAGATATTGCAAAAGAACTTTATAGAGTAACTAAACAAGGAGGTGTTGTGGTTTGGGTGGTTGATGATGCTACAATTAAAGGAAGTGAAACAGGAACAAGTTTTAAGCAAGCATTGTATTTTATTCAATGTGGTTTTAATTTGCACGATACGATGATTTATAAAACTAACAAACCACCACTAAATGACAGAAGATACCAAAAGGATTTTGAATATATGTTTGTTTTTAGCAAAGGAAAGCCAAATACGTTTAATCCAATAATGGTAGAATCTGAACATTATGGCAAAAAAGTATCTAAAAAAGCAGGTATGCGAAATACAGACGGTACGAAAAAAGAAAGATACCATACTAAAAGCGTAAACAAGCTAAAGGTAAAGGGTAATATTTGGTACTTACCGAGAAGCAGCAGAAGCGGAGATGAATTTAGCAGGAAACACCCTGCATCATTTCCTGAGCAATTAGCAAACGACCACATAATAAGCTGGAGCAACGAAAACGACTTAATTTATGACCCGTTTATGGGAAGCGGAACAACAGCTAAAATGGCTATAATAAATAAAAGAAATTATATTGGAAGTGAAATATCAAAAGAGTATTGTGAAATTGCAGAACAACGTCTTAAAATGTGCGGTGGGCTTTTTTTTAATTCTTTTCAAACGGAATTGTCAAACGAAGAAGGAACGTAGCAGCTTGCGTATAACATAAAATATGTACGTTACCTATTTTAATTAATTGATTTTAAATTAATTACTATGAATGTTTCTGAACACATGACCGTATTTATTCAGGAAATGAAAAGAAGAAATTACAGTCAAAACACATCTAATATAATAATTTAATTTTATGCCTATACAATTTGAATGGGATTTTACCGAAGGGGAAGAAACGAAACCCAAAGTAAAAACAAAAGGAATGACCGCTAAGGCCGCACTTTGTAAAGCCCTTTTAGATGGAGAAACGCTTAACGTAAAAAACGTATTTACTACTATCGGTTTGACCAACGCAGCGAGAGAAATTTCGAGAATGGTTGAAAAGCCTTTTGGGGTTGAAGTTAGCCGTGTACATCGTGAGGGAAATTCCCGATACGGACAAGCAGTTACATGGGTAGATTACCACCTCAATGCCTTTACGGATAGAAACAAAGAAGGAGTTGAGAAGATGCGGGAATACGTAAAACAACATTCTAAACCATAACTTCCCTTCCATGCTAAAGCAAATATACTACAAGTGTTTTCTTTTTAAGTCAGATAATCCCTTACACAAAATAATAGGTATTGGATTATGGTTTTGGGTGGCTTTGATTGTAGGGGGAATATGTATTTACTTAACTAATAACAGTAACTAATATGAGAAGATTTTACCAAGACATAATTTCCCTTCCAAAGGGAATATACAAGTTCTTCTACTGCCTCCCCTTTGTTATAAAGCATACTTTTAGATCGGGGGAAAAAGAGGATGAGAGAAACTTTTTCAATAACAACAATTCCCTTCAACGCTGGTGGGATTGCATGATATTTGACTTAACAATATTTATCTGCTGCCTTATCGTATGTACTGCTTTGTTCTTGTACATTGCTACTACATTCGGGGAAAAGGTGGGGTAGGATTTTTTAATCATAAAAACTAAAACTATGGCTATCAAAAACGGTATTGGGTATTCCCCGCTAACTGATAAGGTTTATTTAGGTAAACAAAATTCTGAAAAAAGAATTTGGGTTGGGGAAAAGAAAGAAATTACAAATGATTTTATCGCAGTTTCTTTTGAGTTTTTTGAGGAAAATACAATTCGTGAAATATCAGGAAACAAGGGCAGTTCTAACTTATTTATCAATATTAAAAATGACAAAAAAAGCATTGAAAGAGTTATTAAAACTTTAAGTAAGCGAGCAGAAAAAATTAAGGAGTAGAACTTCCCTTCACTAAAAAAAATAAAAAACTATGAACAGAGAAATAAAGTTTAGAGCATGGGATAGCCATTTACAGATTATGATAAACCCATATTGCGAATTAAAAGACGGAAGGTTTTGGGGAGAAGATTGTACAAATACAGGTTATAGCGTAGCCCATGAACACGTTATGCAGTACACAGGCTTAAAGGACAAGGAAGGAGTTGAGATATATGAAGGGGACTACATAAAGTTTAATATCCCTACATTTAGTGGCGAATATGTATCGGTAATTTGTAGTGTCGGTAAAAGTAAATATGGTTGGTACCCTTTCGCAGACCCCTCATACCAAATGGATATGGCATTAGAAATTGAAGTTATCGGGAACATATACCAGCACCCAAATTTACTTCCGGCAGAACTTCCCTGACACCCCGAAGAAAAAAAAATATTTTGTTTTTTGGGAAGATGTGCTATCTTAGCAGAGCAAAACGATTTTCAAGTTACACCAATGACAAATTACATTAACACATACATTTAAAATAGCATCTCTTTCCGGTGGTGGCTTTTCTACTTTCGCTTCGGCATTGGTTTGAAAATTGTTTTGCGACACCACCATCGGAAGGGGATTAATAAATTTTTATCACTATGGGAGAAGTTATCTGCCTACGATGCCAAACAACTAATGAATTTTATGTTGTTCAATCCGGCCCTCACTTAAAAGCAATGTGCAATAATTGCAACCAGTACATAAAGTTTATCCCACAAGAAAAAAAACCACCTAAATTTTATTTTGGAAAATACGTAGGTCAGTATGTCCACGAAATTGAGGATATACAATATTTACGTTGGGCAGTCAATAATATGACATTAAAGCAACCAATGAAGGATGCTATTCAGAAACGTATTGATTCATTTGAACACCTTGCTAAATAATGGCCAAAGACCCTGCTTTCCTTTTTTACCCTAATGATTGGCTTGGTGGCACTATGGGGATGACATTTGAGCAAAAAGGTGCTTATATGGAACTACTTATGCTTCAATTTAATCGTGGTCATATGACCGAACATATGATAGGTCAAACGGTTGGACAAATTTGGGACGGATTAAAGGATAAGTTTCAAAAAGATAAGGATGGCCTATGGTTTAACGAAAGGTTAGAGGTAGAGAAAACAAAACGTAAGTCATATGTTACCAGCCGTTTAAATAATAAAACAGGGAAAAACCAATACTCAAAAGATGGTGGTCATATGACCAGTCATATGGAAAATGAAGATGGTTGTATTAATATAGTTAAAAATAAGACAAATGGAAAACAAAAATTCAGCGGCAATTTTAAGGCACAGGGAGAAGAATTTTTCCTTAATCGAATTGAGGAAGGAATTGACAAACTTGGGGAACATTGAGAATTTGGTGATAGATGCAAGATTAAATGGAATGTCTTTTTCAGAAATGGAAGACAGGGAAATAAGGGTAGCTACTGACCAAATAATTTTAAGATGTAGCGCAATAGTTGGCTGCGATTTGCCATTTACCGATATGTTTGCGAATGTCCTTTCGGAACAGATAATATCTTTTATTTCAAAATTCGGTTACTTAAATTATACTGTTAAAGAGGTTTTGTTGTCAATGGAAATAAATCTACTTCATCCGATGCCCGGATACTTAGCAGTTGAAATAGACGAGGTTCATTTTTCGGGGAGAGGCGTAAACGTAACATTTATTTCTAAAGTCCTCAAAAATTACAGATTAATAAGAAATCAATTAGATAGGAAATTACAAAACCATATAGACGGATACTGATATGAACTGCGAAAATCTACTTGATTTAGAGGGTATGCAATTCATGCCCGTTAAAAATAACAAACAACCAATAGTTAAGGGTTGGCAGACCTACAATGGTAAGCACGACCTTAAAAACTGCGAGGCGGTAGGGTTGGTATGTGGCTCATTAAGTGGTGGGTTGGAAGTTATTGATGTGGATAGCAAGTATGATTTAAGTGGTACTTTGTTTGAGAGTTACAAACGGTTAATTCATTCAATAAATCCAACGCTACTTAATAGGCTTGTAGTTCAAAAAACAAAAGGCGGTGGGTTTCATTTAATTTATCGTTGTGCCACTATTGCAGGGAACTTAAAGTTGGCTAACCGACCAACTACGGAAGAAGAAAGGCAGGAAACTTACAACAAAACGTATCAAGCTGAAATATTAAATGGGGATGATGCGGCAGCGGTAGCCAAAGCAAAAAAAGCATCTTTGAATGATAAGGTACGGGTTCTTTTAGAAACAAGGGGGCAGGGTGGATTTATCATGTGCTTCCCGTCAAAGGGATATGAAATTATTCATGGAGATTATTATTCGATAACTGAAATAACCCCGGACGAAAGAGAAACATTGCATGGCATAGCCCGCCAGTTTAATCAAATATTTGATGAAGTAAATGTCCCCAAATCGCAACAAAAAGCAAAAACAAAAGGACTATCGGCTTTTGAAGATTACAATGACAGGGGCGATGTGGTAGCATTACTTGAAAATAATGGGTGGAAGGTAGTAGGGCAGAAAGGGCAAAAAACTATTTTTCTAAGGCCGGGGCAAACTACTGCACAGAGTTCGGGAAACTACGACCATGAAAGAAAGTGGTTTAGTGTTTTTACGACAAGCACAGAGTTTGAGCCGGAACACGCATATCTTCCCTATGCAGTATTTGCAGTACTTGAATGCAACAAGGATTTTTCAGTAGCAAGTAGGAAGTTGTATGATATGGGTTATGGGGATAGGGAAGAGACAGCTTCTAAAGAAAAGGAGAAAGCACCAAGCACAAGGCAGATACCTTCACGAATCAGTACCGAAGATGACGATTATTCTTTTTTAGCAAAGCCCGAAGATTACAACGATTACTTACAGCAGGTTAGGGACGGCACATTACCGATGGGCTTAACTACAGGTTCCCCGGCATTGGACGAACATTTTTTATTCAAGGAAGGCAACTTGGTAATGGTAAACGGGACGGATAACGTAGGTAAATCGGTTTTTATGTGGTGGCTTATGATGATAGCCGCAATGTATCATGGATGGAAGGGAATAGTTTTTTCAAGTGAAAATACTTTAGGTTCTTTTATGAGAAAGATGATTCAGTTTTATTGGGGAAAAAACTTACATGGTCAATACGCAATGAGCCAAACTGAATATGAAATTGCAAAGGCGTTTGTCGAAAAGCATTTTACCCTTATCAAAGCGCAAGAGGATTTGTACAATTACAAGGACATAATCAACATGGTAAAAAAGACTTTGAAAAGAGAGAAGTATCATTATGGGTTAATTGACCCGTACAATAGTTTAAAAATTGATTTAAGCGGGTTTAGTAAATTAAGCACTCATGAGTACCACTACGAAGCAGCAAGCGAAATAAAGTCATTTGGGCAAAAAAATAAGTTTGGTTGGTTTATCAATATGCACGCAATAACGGCAGCAGCAAGGGCGAAGGATGGAGAAAAGAAATACCCTGTTGCGCCGGGGAAGGCTGATACCGAAGGAGGCCAAAAGTTCCCTAACAAAGCAGATGATTTTATGACGGTTCACAGGTTGGTAGGTCATCCCACAGAATACATGGTTACAGAAATACACGTTAGAAAAATTAAAGAAACAGATACAGGAGGCAGAGTAACACCAATAGAATCTCCGGTAAAGTTTGAAATGTACAAGGGGGGCTGCGGTTTTTTTGAAAGGTTAGAAATGGGAGGGAATCCCGTTGACCCAATACAAAGTTGGCACAATAAAAACAAGCCGGTACAAGAGGAATTAAGAATGCCTTTACCTTCCGGTAGTTGGAAGCCATATAAGGACGATACAGGGGATGTTGAGTTTTAGTACTAACTATTCCCCCACAGCAAAAAAAAATTAAATTTAAAAACGGGAAGATATGACAGAGGAAAAACTAAAATCAGAAATAGACAGCAATCTAAAGTTCTACGAGGTCAAGAATAAATACGACTGCGAAAGAATAAATATTGTTGATGATGAATTTTGGAAACCGGGAATGGTTGAAACAAGAAATACAAATTTCAGAAATGTGGACATGGGCAACCTTGTGTTTCCTTCAAAAAAAATAAAGTCATGAGTTTCAGTTCCATAAAGAGAAAGCCCTGCAAAAACGCATCATGCCACAAGTTCCCGGTTATAGGGAAATTAGGCTACTGTTCCTTTGAGTGTATGCCGGAAGATTTAAGGGAGAGGGAAACGGCAAAATCGGTACAGAAGCGAAAGAATCAATATAACGCCAATTTGAGCCGAAAATTACATCAGGTAGGCAATGATACCAAAAAGGAAAAAGAATTGAAATTTGAGCCTCGCAGCAGCTTTAAAAACGATTCTACAATTCCCGATAAAGGGGAACTGCTGGCCTTAGCCGATAAACTGTTCTCCCAATACATTAAAAAAAGAGATGCAGTAGATGGTGTAATTACTTGTGTTTGTTGCGGGGGAAGATATGATGTTACGGCAAAAGATTCAAGTGGAGATAAGATAGTTCAATGTTTGCACTTTGTTTCCCGAAGGGTTTACAGTTTGAGATTTTCCCCGATTAATTGTCATGCTGGTTGTTCATCCTGTAACCGTGATATGTTTGAAAATGAAACAGGTTTAGCATATAGGCAGTTTAGGTCTTACTTAGTTTCTTGTATCGGGGAAATGGATGTACGGGAAATGGAACTGCAAAAAAGAGAAATAAACAAGCTAAGTGCGGGGGATTTGCAATCGGTCATAAATCTTTACAAAAAATGGAAGATATGAAGCAGGTTGATTTGTTTTCAAAGGATGATATGATTCCTATTAGCCCAACTACTCGTAAATTAGTAGATACCCACAGTACCTTTTATCAAGGTGATTGCCTTGTAGAAATGGATAAGATTGCCGATAAGTCTGTGGATATGATTTTGTGCGATTTGCCTTACGGAACTACAAAATGCAAGTGGGATATACTAATCCCATTTTATCAACTTTGGAAACAGTATAATCGTATTGCTAAAAATAATGCAGCAATAATTTTAACTGCCTCGCAACCTTTTACAAGTACATTAGTTTTAAGTAACCTTCCTATGTTTAAGTATGAATTAATTTGGAATAAAATGCAAGGGAAAGCCCCCGGTGTTGCAAAGTACAGACCAATGCCTGCACATGAAAGCGTTTTAGTTTTTTCAAATGGCAAAACCACATATAACCCACAAATGAAAACTGGTAAACCATATAAAGATATTAGGACTGGCGATAGAGCAAAAATAAATGGTAATGAACACGGATTTGGATTAAAGGCTAATTTTTCAATTGTAAATAATGGTGAAAGATACCCTACTTCTGTTTTAGAAATAGTATCATACAACCAAACAGGGCAACACCCTACGCAAAAGCCCATTGAACTGTTTGAATGGATAGTTAAAACCTATTCAATACCTATTATTTTATGCAAGGGATTAGAGGACTTAAACAAGAAGCACTTGTAGTATATTTGCTTTAGCATGGAAGGGAAGATGTGGTTATGAATGTTAATAGCCCATTAATTCGTTGTAATTAAATTTTTCACCTAACGCTTTTTTGATGTCTATATTTTCCCCTTCAAAACCTTCAAATGTACCGTTTAGTATTACTGCTTTAGCGGGAACAGTTAGCTTACCTTCTACAAACAAAAGCGATTTGCCATTAAGGCGATAATACCCGTTACGCTGTGAGCCATCTTCCCTTTCGCCAACCATTTTATCAAGCAACCCAAATAGCACCAATTTATGAAAATCACCGCTACGAGGATAGCCGTTTTCTGCCAAAAACTTTTCTACGTGTACCCAATCTCTTTTTCCCGACTTATAAAGATAAATTAACGTCAAGGCCATCGAGCAATTTAAACTACGTCTGTATCTTTTCACAAGCCGATGACAATGTGGGCAACAATATCCATCATCCGCATTTTTATTTTTATTCATTTTGGGTACTGCATCTTCCCTTTCGGAAAAATCCCATTCTATTTGTATAGCCATAAAATTAAATTATTATGTTAGATAATGGGCTTTGTATTTTACTTATTAAGTTATGGGAAATATGAGTATAGATAGAAGTAGTTTTAACGTTGCTATGTCCTGCTAATCGTTGTATTAAATTTATATCTGTTCCCTGCTCAACCATGTGAGTAAAGCTGCAATGTCTTAACAAATGAGTGTAGACCCTTTTATTTAATCCCGCTTTTGCTGCTAACTGCTTTATAACTTGTCCTACACTTCTTTCTGTGTATTTTAATTCAGTCTGACCATTAAGCACGTATTCCCTACTGCGATATTCTTTATAATATTTTTCAAGTAGAGGAATTAACGAAGGGGTAAGCATAACTTGCCTGTCTTTTTTGCCTTTGGCTTGAATGATATTTATAACCATTCGGCTACGATCTATATTTTCCCACTTCAAATTAATCAACTCACTAACCCTTAATCCACAAGAATATAACAACGCAAGGATAACTTTATGTTTTGTATTTTCGCAAACTGAAAACATTTTCTGCACTTCTTCAACAGATAAAACTATTGGCAATTTTTGTTCTTTTCTTGCGTATGGGATGTACTTGAATTTTTCTTTTTGTCCAAGAATAACATCAAAATATTTTTTAATTGCAGAATGATAATTTCTTTGAGTATTAACAATATATTTCTTACACAAAAAATCTCTAATTTCTTTTTCATGTATATTTTTAGGGTGGTCAGAATTTGATTGAGAAAAGAAAACATTTAAACATGAAACATAATTATCAATACTATTTTGAGCATAATTCCTACGCTTCATTTCCTGCTTAAAATTTTCTATGTGAACAGAAATATTCATTTTAATAAATTAAAAATTAATAAATTAAAGCATCTGCAATACATATTTTATGTTAGTGGCAATACTCCGAAGCCCTCCGAACAGCGACATCGTAATATTGTTTTTCCTTTTCTATTCCTATTGATTTGCGATTTAATTTGATACAAGCCAAGTTTGTTGTTCCTGAACCCATTGTGTTATCTAAAACCGTATCGCCTTCGTTTGTGTAGGTTTTTACTAAAAAATCCATTAACGATAATGGTTTTTGTGTTGGGTGTTCTCCTTTATTTGCATTATCTCTTGCAAAATAAATTAAGTTATTTTTTGTTTTGTGAGTATATGTAACATATTCTCTTTCCACTTTATCCATTGAGCCAAAACTACCATAATTTCCACTTTTGTTTATTGGCAACGTATGGGTATATGGTTTATCTAACTTATCTCCAT